ATAATAAAGCCATCGTGCCACTCACGGTATGAAGTAACTTCTCCAATATCATAACAGCCACGTAGGTCACCAAGCATAAATCCGGGTGACTCGTAGTTAAGGTTAAACGCTAGGAAAGATGTCTCGCTGTAATCAACATCTTTACGGCCAAGGTAAACAAGTTCAGCCTGTGATGGGAGAATGTTGGTGAAGCTGTCTGGCTTTAGCAGCTTGGTTGTTACTGTATCTGCGTCCAGCCAGATTAGCCACCCCGCTTGTGCCTCCTTCTCCATCATTTCAAATGCAAGGTCTGTCATTGCGTAGACTTTGTGGCACCACTTGATTGCATCTAGTCTCCAGTTGTAAGGAGCTTTGCCACCCTCAGTGCCATCGTGTACCTTCATGCGGTCACGATAGTTAAGCATATCCTGAACTAGATTAAGATTACGATACTCAATGTTCTTTGCCTTTGGCATTGCGTCAACTGTTTCTTTATCACAGTCATGGTAGTAGGCAACCAGCTTTAGTGAGGGGTGCCACTTATCGGCAACTGATTCAAGCATGTTCTTGGCATACTTGTAGAAACCCTCCTGACTAAAGGATGTGACAAAAGTTAGTTGGTTGTTAAGCATTGAGTTCTCCTAGCGATTCATTTATTGTTAGTTTGTTTCTGATTTCTTTCCACTCAAGGGCATACTCTTGGTCAGCAAACCTGCTTGGTTTCCAGTTGGAAAAAGCTGGACCGCCCGTGGTGAAGTGTACGTTGTAAGGATCATGCGCTGTAGAGTGTCCGTCCAACCAATTCCACCGTTCTGAGATTTCACCAATCTCATTATCATTGAGCCATTCAAACCCATGTAACCAACTCCCGTTTTTCGTGTTAACGTCATCAACCGTTAACTTGTAGTGTGAAGGATGAGAACAATTCCACAAAACAAAGCTTGACCAGTTCTTTCTACGATACACCGTTTGTACCTGATTGTCCATCTTTTCTTGTGCCTTGGGCTGATAGTTATGTTTAACTACCTGCACAGCATAATCAGTACGTGAACTATACTCAGCAAACAACTGAGTAAGGTCAGTTCGCAGCATCATATCGCAGTCCATAAACAATGCCATTCCGCTGTTCTGATTTAGGAATGGCACAAGGAATCTAGTAAAACTAAATTCACTTGAAAAAGGTTTGTTGTCAAACGTATCAACAATCTTTCCATCCAGTTCCTTACCTGCTCTGCGGTAAAGCCCTGAACGTCTTAGGTCTGGCATTGAAAGAGGAACAATGTTGTATAGGCTAGTAGTATTCTTAAGGATTGAGTGACGCAACACTTGATAGTTTACATCTTCCTTTGGATCATAGCCGATATAGATGGTTGGCATCTTGTCGTTGTGAAATGGATTCATAGGATTCTCTTTATGGGGAGAAGGTGTAGTTACGGAGGGGAGAATGTCGCCGTCCAACGACACTAGGAAAAGACGCTGAACGGCGACAATGTGCTAGTCTATTTGAATACTTACTTCTTTTTCTTCTTCTGGTACAACTTTCTCAATAGTAATAATCAACATACCGTCTTCCATCTTGGCAGCTTTTACTTCAGTGTTGTCTGACAATGCAAATGACCTTTTGAACTTACGGGTTGCGATTCCGCGATACGCAATGTTCTTATCGGCTTCTGCTTTGGGAGTATTGCCACTAATAGTGAGAACATTCTTTGCCAAAACAACGTCAACATCTTTTTTCTTAAAACCTGCAAGAGCAATCTCAATACGATAGGTGTTGTCATCCTTAATAATATTGTAAGGGGGATAGGAAGTGGATGACAAAAAATGATCGTGTGCTTGGGACAAACGCTCAAACTGATCTTCAAAACCAAAACCAAACTGATCCATCTTATCCAGTATAGACTGGAAGGCTGGATTAATTGTTACTAGTGTGTTCATTACGTTCTCCTTTTAAGCAAGATTGAACTACACATCAGCCATGTCTGCGCTGATATGGATATTATATGGGTGTTCATATGGATAAGTCAAGAAAAAATTGGCGATCCCGGCAGGGGTCGAACCCGCAACCTACAGCTTAGAAGGCTGTTGCTCTATCCATTGAGCTACGGGACCATCCAATCCTACATGTCTCTGTTAAACTTGTGGGTCTTTGCCCAGTCTTGATAGCAATTATCAGAGACGTGCATAAGCCAACCCCAAAAACTAGCTGCTGTGATTTTCTTCGCAGCCCACCGTGTTACAAGTCCTACATCTTTGTATATTAGTTCCATTTTGTTTTCTCCTTTCAATAAGCGAGAGTTGATATGCTTGACGTATCTCTTCGACTGTCCTGCCGCAGCCAAGACAATACTCCTTGTCCTCGTCAAGCTTACACTGTTTGCAACATGCCGTCACTTGCCGCCCTCAATTTGCTGCAGGGCTTCATTGAATAGTGCGACGTCACAATCAGCAAAAAACCTAAACGTAATTCCTTTGTACTTATCAGGGAAGTAACCAATGCTCCACGCTGACACACAGTTTTCTTTACAGATTTTTTCAAGCTGCGTGATTAATCTGTGTTCCCTGTTAGTATACATAGTCTCAATAATGGTCCCGTGATTCCTTCCCAGTAGATAGGAAGGTTCACGGGCCATGTTATGTCCATGATACCACATTTCTACCATCCCGGCGCAGAGTAGTTTTGATCTTTTACATATACACTAAAACCATCTAGTCCGTATGCTGGACATACCATAATCTTCTCAGGCAAACCTGTGCTATCCTTTTCACCTGCTTCACCACAGATAAAGAACGCACCAGTCTTCTCAGCCATAGCATGTTTGAGAATAGTCTCAAACTTCTCAACCTTCTTACGAAGTAGCAGTACTTCTTCATAGTAATCTTCAGACATTTCTATTCTCCGCATTATACTCCGCAAGAACCACCATGCTGCGTAATGTCGCAGATGTCATGCGTCTCTACACTCTCCTCAAACTCTTCACCAAGTTTGTCAACTGCCTCAGAGTAAGGGACAGATGTTAGTGGCTGACCACCACGGCATCCATCAGGATACACAGTAAAGCCACGTAGGCGATGGGCGTAAGATGCAAGGGTATCAGCAAAGTCATCAACGGTATCTTCGTTGTTGAGCTTACTTCCCCATGTGGGGATGTTAATGGTTGAAGAGATTGACATATCAACATAGTCCTGCACGTCAGCTTGGAAAGCTATACGACGTTTGTAGTCCTGTGCAAGATCAAGTGCGGACTCAATGTTGTTAGGGTCTACGCCATGCACGTCAATAATCTCTTGTGCAGCGGAGTCAACAACGTACTGGTAGTGCCATCTGTTCTGACCTTTTAGATACCGTCGCTTGTACGAAACAGCAAATATAGGCTCAACACCAGTGGAAGTCCCAGCCAGAATACCAATCGAACCCGTGGGGGCAATAGCTCTGTTAGCCACAGGACGGGAAACAGACATAGCATCAGCAAAGTCACGACTAACACTGTCAGAAATGCCTTTATAGATTCCCAGCCACTGATGTAGTTCAGGGGTAACTTCATAACGGTATCCTTTCTTAATTAGCCACTCGTGCATACCCATAAGGCCAAGGCCCAAGCGACGGTTCTTTTCACGTGTCTCGTATACCTTGCTGTAAGGCAGCTTTGCACGTAGGGTTCCGCAGAGAAGGAACTTAGTACCTAGCTCTACGATCTCAGTAAATTCTTCAAGGCTGTCAATGCGGCCCATGTTGATGCTGCCCAAGTTACATACATCTGAGTCGTCTTCAGATGTTACTTCTGTACAAGCATTACGTAGCGTCTCATTTTCTTTATCAAAGAAGTTAAAAGAGAACCCCGGTTCGGCGGTTGATAGTGCTTGACGAACATTTGTCCGAAATACATCACCCACTTCTCCTGTCTTCCAGTAGTTAGTAAGCCATGCAGTGTCATAGTTGACAGAGATGTTTGTCATATCTAGCGGAGCAATGTAGTTAAAGTCCTGCTCCTTTACCTGTCCAACAGTAAATCCTGTGTTACCTACTGGCATTTCATACCAGTTCTTAGCGGCAAGGAACTGTGTTACATCAGGGTGTTGCCAATTAAGACTGGCATAGATAGCTGACCTGCGTGAGCCACCCTGCATGACACGACGACCAATCTCGTTAATCATCTGCATCTTGGGGATAGGCCCACTGGAAAGACCACCTGTTCCGTTAAGCACACGGCCTTCCTCACGATACACAGAGTAGTCAACACCAATGCCACCACCTGTCATTAGGCAGGACTCAGCCTTCCAAGATAGGTTGGCCCAGTCTTCACGTGTGTCTTCTTCAGCGCGTAGAAGGTAGCAGTTATTGAAGAACTTATTGTCGCGACCTGCATAGTATAGGTAACGTCCACCCGGAATGAACTTCAAGTCCGTAATCATACGCTTGAGTTCGTCCTTCTCGTCTTGGGTAATGTAGTCTTGACACACATCATCCACTAGAACATTAGCTAGTGCCGACCAAGTTTCACACCCATGATGGGCATACTTGTGTTTGAAAATATCCTCACTAAACTTGGAGCGGAACATAGGGTTTTCATTAGAGCGGAAATGAGGCATCAGCTACTCCTTTTCATTGGCGGTATCGTGGACATGAAGCATGATAATAGCATAGTGGATAATCTTGAGCAAGTCCTTACGGTTCTTTCCATCTTTTTTTCCATACCTTTTCCAGTATTTCAGTATGTTACCCATACAAAATCCTTCGCCATAATCAGCATCAAGGATTGTATCGGTGGCTTGGTACTTACTTGATGCGTAGTGCTGTGAATAAGTCGCGTCTACGTAGTCCTGAATCTCATCGAGATACAGGTTCTCATCGAACTTGTACTTTGTCATTGTTACCTCTAGATGTTTGACAAGATAGAGTTTATTTTCTTTCTTGTGTATTCAACTTCTTTGCTCCGTATAACCTTGTATGCAAAGCTTCTTGTGTAACCCGGATCAACACCTGCCATGTCACACACAGTTGAAAAGTCTTCAGCGGTTACGCCCACACTGGCAAAGAACCATGCTTGTGCATGTGTCCTGTCCAGCTTGGCGCGTTCAGATTCATTTGTCGTTGATGGCTTAGACGCATCAAGCAACGCCTGTAAGATGACAGTCATAAACAGGATTCGTTCAGGTGACGATTGCTCCTGCATGTAGTCTTCAATCTCAATAAAGATGTCTGTCACTGCAGCCATTCCTCTGGAATACCATCAGATAGTTTGCAGTACAGGAAGCCGTGCCTCTCGCACCATTGAGCATATGTCTTTCCATTTGGTGCTTTGGTTAGCTTCTTGTTTGGATTGTCAAACACAAAGCGTATGTCAAGATGTGGGTGTGCCTCTTTAATGCGTAGATGTTTTGCCCTATCGTTAGCCTTGAACCATCCTTTGACTTCAAGGTATACCCCATTTGGTAATAGAAAGTCAGGTGTATATTTTCTTGTTGCAACGACAGGATACTCAATACGCTCTGTCTCGTACTTGATGGCAACCCCAAGCATAAGAAGGTACTCAGCAACAGTTACCTCTGAACCCGATCTAAACTTCTTATTTTTTAGACCTCTTTTTGAAGACCGCTTCGCAGGTTTTCTTGGCATTAGTCGAGACTATCCACAGGAACTTCCTCAACGTCAGGAAGCTTTTGAGTTGCGGTAAGGTAGCGTACACCGTTTGAATACTTGAAGGCGCGAAGTCCTTCACCGTTGTTAGCATCACTCCAACAAGTTCTTTTAAAAGAACAATATACGCAGCCAATATCAAGACGACGATTCCCAGATTTGCCATCAGGAATATCGCTATAACACCTATCGGGAGGAGTGCTATGTCCAACAACTCCACGAACTTTCTCAATCCGTTCTTCAGCATTAATCATCTCCAGATCATGTATTGGTAGGTAG